CACTTTTATCCTTACACTGACGATGCCGGAGGAGTTGTTGCAGCAAAACTTAGACGAGTGGCAGACAAAACTTTCAGCATTCTTGGAACATTCACGAATGCTAGGCTTTTCGGACAGCAGCTCTTTCACGCTGGTGGCAAGGCAGTCACCATCACTGAAGGAGAACTTGACGCTCTAGCAGCTTTTCAGATGAATGGTAGCCTCTACCCTGTGGTGTCAGTCAGAAACGGTGCACAGGCAGCTTTAAAGGACTGCAAGGCACAATATGAGTGGCTTAACTCCTTCGATAGCATTGTGATCTGCTTTGATGCTGATGAGCCGGGTAAGAAAGCTTCTAAGGAAGTGGCTGAACTGTTTGGTAACAAGGCTAAGATTGTGAAGCATTTGAGTGGCTACAAAGATGCCTGTGACTACCTCATTGCAGGTGCTACCAAAGAGTTTGTCAATGAGTGGTGGAGAGCTGAGGTGTACATCCCAGATGGCATCATCAATGCTGCATCACTGTGGGAGGAAGTCATTAAACCTGAGGCTAAGGCTGAGGCTATGTATCCTTGGAAGGGCTTGAATAAGCTTTTGTATGGTATCCGGCCATCTGAGTTAATCACAGTCACTGCAGGATCTGGACTAGGTAAGAGTCAATTTCTGCGAGAGATATTGTTCAATATACTGAACACTACCAAGTGGAACATTGGAGGATTATTCCTTGAAGAGTCCACTCGAAAGACAGCTCGAAGTATCATGAGCTTACACGCTAACAAACTATTGCACTTACCTGACACTCCAACAACTGAACAGGAGCTTAAAGATGCTTTCGATGCAACACTTGGCACTAATCGTGTGTATCTCTTTGACCACTTCGGTAGCAGTGACGTTGACAACATTGCCAACAGAATCCGATACATGGCTAAAGCTTGCGATTGCAGGGTTATCTTTCTTGACCACATCAGTATTGTTATATCTGGTCAAGACAATGGAGATGAGCGTAAGGCTATTGATAACATGATGACGAAGCTTCGTACACTGGTGCAGGAGCTGGAGATTACCTTGATCTGTGTCAGTCACCTTCGTAGACTGCAAGGGAATCAAGGTCACGAAGATGGTGGTAGTGTCTCATTGTCGCAGCTCAGAGGCTCAGGTGCTATTGCTCAACTGAGTGATGCTGTGATTACCTTGGAGCGTAACTCGATGGCAGCAGATGACAATGAGAGACATCAGACTAAGATCTCAGTGGCTAAGAATCGTTACAATGGTTATACAGGCCCAGCTTGTGTGTTGAAGTACGACATGGATACTGGACGCATGGTGGAGATGTTGGAGGAAGTACTATGAGTGCATGGTTAATCGCTGTGGTGGGTGTTGTCTATGCTGTAGTAGCTGTAGACTTGATCGTTAAAGGTAACACTGGCTTAGGTATAGCCTTCATTGGTTATGCACTAGGGAACGTGGGTCTGTACATGGAGGCTGCAAAATGAGCAAGTGGGTTAAAAATGTTGAGAACCAAGCTGAAGCTGATGCTATCATTGAAGCCCGTAAGGAGAGGAACAGGCAAAAACAACGAGCATGGGCTAAAGCCAATAGAGAGATGCTTGACCTAGACACCATAGCTGGTAGAATGCTTGACTTGGAGACTAAGTACTATGAAATGCAAGACAAGTATCAGTTACTTATTCACCACTATGAAGACTTGAAAGCAGAATATGAAGCGTATCGTATTGGACATAGAGACAACCTTAGATCACAACACGATTTGGATGGTAGTAACTAAGGACATTGACAGTGGAGAAGTGAACGTATGGAAAGCAGCAGACAACCTCGTGGAGTATTTAAAGGACGTTACATTGATAGTAGCCCACAACGGGATAAGCTTCGATTTCTCGATACTCAACAGGCTTTGGAGTACGAAGATTCGCTTGAACCAAGTGTTCGATACACTGATAGCCTCAAGACTGCTAGATCCCTCAGTAGAGAACGGTCACAGCTTAGACGCTTGGGGCGAGAGATTGAAGGTGAAGAAGGTTAACTACAAAGGAGTGTGGCAATGGTTAATGGACAAACGAGAGGAGTACAAGGGTGAGTGCTTTGATGTTCCTCACATGGGTCTTCTTGAGCATTATTGCATTAGGGACGTTGAGGTCACTTGCAATCTTTATAAGCATCTTACTGATGAATTCACTAAGAAGGACTTTTCACAAGAAAGCCTTACTCTTGAACATAAGGTAGCATCTATCATTGCTGAACAGGAACGTCATGGATTCAAACTCGATCAAGCCTATACAACCTGTTTACTTGCTGACATCAAGGGAAAGATGGCAGGAATCTATGAACAGATGCAAGAGAGATGGCCTCCAGTCATCACACAAAGGTTCCACAAAACCAGTGGAAAGCCCATTAAAGACTGCATTGATACTTTCAATCCCGGAAGTAGAAAGCAAATTGGAGAGAAACTGATGGAGCTAGGATGGAAGCCTAAGGTGTTCACTGAGAAGGGTCAGGCTATTGTCGATGAGTCTGTACTTGCTAAGGTTCCTCTACCTGAGGCTCAGATGATTGCTGAATACTTGATGCTGCAGAAACGAGTAGCTCAGATTGAAAGCTGGCTAGAGGCTGTGGGTAAGGACGGTAGAGTTCACGGTAAGGTAATAACGAATGGAGCTGTAACTGGTAGGATGACACACAGTAGTCCTAACATGGCACAGATTCCTAATGCTGGAAGTATTTATGGCCCAGAGTGCAGAGAATGTTGGACTGTGGAAGCAGGTAACGTATTGGTTGGTTGCGACGCTAGTGGCCTTGAGCTTCGTATGCTTGCACATTATATGAAAGATGAAGATTATGTTAAAACGGTCACTGAAGGATCATCAAAGGATGGAACTGATGTTCACACGCAGAACCAGAAAGCTGCAGGTTTACAGACAAGGGATCAAGCGAAGACATTTATTTACGCATTCCTATACGGTGCAGGGCCAGCTAAGATTGGCTCCATTGTCGGTGGTAATTCTAAAGCGGGACAGAAACTTATCGATGCCTTTCTTACGAACACACCAGCCTTACAACGTCTTAGAAGTACGGTTAGCAGATATGCGGGTAAGGGCTTTGTACCGGGGCTTGATGGTCGTAAGATATGGGTACGCTCGGAACACGCAGCTCTTAATTCCCTCCTTCAAGGTGCAGGTGCAATCGTAATGAAGAAAGCTTTAGTACTATTTTATGATAAGACTAAGGCTAACAAGTGGCCTGTGAAGCTAGTAGCTAATGTCCATGATGAATTTCAACTTGAAGTTCCTAAGATATATGCTACAATAGTAGGTGAGGCTGCAAAGCAAAGTATCGTTGAAGCTGGTGAACACTTTAAGCTTCGTTGTCCATTAGACGGGGAGTTTAAAATTGGTAACAACTGGCGTGAAACACATTGATAAGAATCAAATTCTATTTAGTGTTGAAGGGGAAACTTTCAAGATTAAGATAGGAGAGGAGCTAGACCTTGAAGAGGTGTACACTGTGCTCTTATCAGCACTTGTGCACTTAGAAGATCTAGCATCGGGTAATACAGCTCACCCGTCCCAAGAGCTGCATTGAAACTAAAGGAAAATGAAATGAGTATTGATACACTGAAACCCGTTAAAGTTGCTGGTGAAATCTTCTGGAGTAACTGGATGAACACCTTTAACACTAAGTTTAACGAAGACAACAAGAAGTACGAATGTACCATTGGTAACTTGAGTGATGCAGCTTGTGAGAAGCTTAAAGAGCTTGGCATCAATATCAAGAACAAAGAGAGTATGGGTAACTTCATTGTTGCTAAGTCAACTTATTTGTTCACACCTGTGGATGAGGAAGGTAATCCTGTAGACATTGCCATGATGGGTAATGGTACTAAGTGTCACGCAGTTGTCTCTTCATACCGCCACAAGATGTCAGCTAAGTTTGGTGCTGCTCCTTCTATTAAGAAACTCATCATTACTGAGTTGAAAGTCTACTCTCCTGAAGGTGAAGAAGCAACAGAGACAGCGGACGATGTCCTCTAACCGTCAGGTGACTGATAAGCCTACTGAGGCTATTGTAGATGCTGACTTTTTAGTTTATAAAGTTGGCTTCTCCAATGAGAAAGAAGAAGAACAGTGGGCACTAAATCGACTCACAGAGTGGTTTACCGACATCATCTATATGCGTCTGAAGTGTGATGACTACAGAGCTTGGATTACAGGTAAAACTAACTTTAGATTTGAGATAGCTACCACTGTTCCTTACAAAGGTAATCGTAAAGATGCTCCCAAGCCTAAACATTACGATGCTCTCAGAAACCATCTCATGAAGCTCGGTGCTAAGATGTCTGAGAACGAGGAAGCTGATGATGCTGTAGGCATAGCGTCCACTGAAGGTAACTACTGGATCGTCCACGTTGATAAGGATCTAGATCAGTTACCGGGGTGGCACTATAATCCTGTAAAGGATGAGGAGTATTATGTTACTGAGTTTGAAGGCTTGTACAGTTTCTATAAGATCTTGAAAGACTGTACAACTGAAAAGGAATTATATGAAGCTTGTATCAAGGCTTATGACAGCAATACTGACAGGGTACTGGAAAACGGTAAGCTCCTATGGCTAAGAAGAAAAGCAAACCAGATGTGGCAACCTCCTTTGAACTTGCAGGATCAAAGTGGTACGTTAACTACGTAGTGCACATGGATGATATGGGTAAGTGTGACCCTGAGAAGCAAGTCATTTCTATTCGTATGGACATGAACAAGCAGACCACTGAGCAAACCTTCTACCATGAGTTAGTTCATGCCATTATGTTTACAATGGGTAAGCTTACACATGATGAAGAGTTTGTAGATACCTTTGGAGCTTTCTTGCACCAGTATCATATTACTAAGGAGTACCATGAAGCCGAAGCGTAAGAAGCCACTGACAGTTAGACAAGTAGCTTTGAAGCATGGCTTTAGATCTGGCTTAGAGGATAAGATAGCTGATAACCTAGTAGCCTTAGGTGTTCCATTTGAGTATGAGAAGCTAGTGATTGGGTATACGCAGCCTGAGAAGAAACGTACATACACTCCTGACTTCTTACTACTGAGTAACGGTATTATCATTGAGAGCAAAGGTAGGTTCGTGA